ATGAGGAGTCGGATCGGTGGAAGGCAGGAACGTGACCTCAGCGGTGATCTCGTCATTCAGGATTTCGAGCTTGGCGCCCGAAGCCCCAGGGATACCCATCTTGCTGACATAGGCAGTCAGAGCAGTCCGGATATCATTCTCGTCTAGCAATACTCGCATTGGCGTGGCCTCTTTTCTTCGTTCGATTTCGGTGATCGTTACCAGGACGTGTTCGGTTTCGACAAATCCCCCAAAAGCAAAGCTAACCAGGGGGATGTTTACATAATCGTCGTCCGCAATGATGCCCGCTTCAGTGAGGCTATCAGAGAAGTATTTGTCCACGATGGACCCAACGTTCATTACATCCAGGCGTCGCTTGGTCGTGGGGCACACCTCGTAGTGAAGTGTGATAACCCCCAAGGGGGGTACTCCTAGTAACAGTTTCTTCGCAAGCTCATAAAACTTGTTCTTCTGTGCCGAGAGGCTGCGAAAATGGAGGTTACGATAAACGTTGAGGTTCAAGGCTTGCTTCTTCTTGCTAGAGGTTTTGACCCTCATTGGAAGCTTAATCTTGAAGACTCGTGGTTCAACCTCCCCACTACCAGTCACCAGCCTTAGTCGAACAGGCTGGACTTGGCCTTCGTCTCGCCGGCCTTGTCAGCGCCGCCCTTGAACGTCGAGCCGCCGGACTTCTTGCCGGTCGACTTGTCGTAGGTCGAGCCCTGGTTCCGATCCAGCCACTTCACGGCGTAGACACCAGCGTCATCGCCCATGTGCTCGATGGCCTTCAGAACGTCGCCGTCCCGGATGACATCATCGAAATTGCCGCCGAGCGACTTGGTGAATTCGGCGACCTCGGAGATGGTGACGACCTTGCCAGGAGCGAAGAACTTGACGACCTCGTTCTGGTCGCGGGTCTCGCCCGTGGACTCATACTCGCCGGTGGCCTCGTTCTTGGCCTGCTTGTCGACGGTCTGACGCTGCATGGCGACCATGACTTCCTCGTCGTGGAGAGCGGTGAAGCAATCGACAGCCTGGGGAAGCTCCTTCTTGGCCTCGAAGTCGTAGAGCTTGACGGTCAGTTCCTCGACCGTCATCTCGCCCATCTCCTGGCCAGCGACCAGCAGGCAGAGCGAGTTGATCTGGTTGAAGCCCGGCAGGTTCTTGTCGTCGCCGGTCTTCTTGTCCTTGTAGGTGACCTCGCCCTTGCGGTTCGAGACCCAGATCTGGGAGCGATACTCCTTGCCGGCGATCTCCAGGAGCAGGGTGATGTTCCGGGCGTCCGAGGAAGCCGCTTTGCCGATGTAGGCTGTCTTGATCTTGGCCAGATACATGTCCGTATCCAGGATGCCGCTACCGGCGAGAAAGTCGTCTTCGATTTTCTCCGCGGCAGTGGTCTTTCCGCTGAAAATGTTGCTCATATCTTGAGTCCTCACAGTTGTTTCGGTTAGGGAGCGTAGTATCGGACCAGTTTATCGACAACGACTTGAGCATCATTATCGATGTAGGCTTGATCGTCATCGAACAAAGCCCAAGGAGAACGGATCCGATCTCCCACTGACGACCTGACGGTTCGCGTCTGGTAGACATGCTTGTAGCCGAGATTACGGTCACGATCGGTGATCGTCAGCAAGGCACCTTCCTTCGCATCCTTGAGGATGTCTTTGAGAGCCAGCTTCTTGCAGTTGATCACCGTCGTGAAGTACGCCTCAAGCCCGTTCTTCTTGGTGGCGCCCTTTACAGGAACCATGTAGTCGATCCTGCCCGTGGTCTCGTTCAACAACGCATCCAGGTGGCCGAGCATAATCACGAATGCTCTGCCCTTGGCTACGTGGTCATAGATCAGCTTTGGAAAGAACTGACCGTAGTTGCCCCATGCTGCCATGGTGTTCGCTGCTCCGATGACGTGGACCGATTCATACCGGTTCATCATGAAGCTGACCGTATCGATGATGACCGTGTGGAAGCGACCCTGAGGGTCGGCCTCGATCTGGTCCAACAGGTCGAAGATCTCTTCGGGATCGTCGATCGTGATACGCTTGAAATCGTTCTTGAACGGGAGGGGCTTGCCTCCCTCGCAGTTGATGTAGAGCACACCCTTCTGATCCCGCATGTTCATCAGGGAGAAGGACTTGCCTGATCCCGATTCGCCGCAGATCAGAACGCTGTTGGGGTTTTCCATTGTCATGGGCTGGTCCTCTTTGATTGGGGTTGCGGGGGAGGTCCGCTCCGGGTATGTCGCTTATCCTCCCCCGACTTAAATCCCCTCGTCGGGGATCTCTGAAGAGTATGTGGCGGGGAGGACTGGACAATCCTCTACCCGCCGACCTCCTGGGGGGGACAGGAGGTATCTGAGTTGCGCATAAAACTTTAACTTGCGCGTAGTTGAGTTATGCGCAAGTTAGGAATTGGAGGTCGAGAGGTCTATCTCCGGGATCGAACCGACACACCCTTTGATGCCCACTTACATGTGGCCTACTGAACACCGTTCTCTTATTGTTCTTTTCCTCTAGGGAGCCTTATTCCCTTTAACGAGCTTGCCTCGGCTATCCATGCTCCGAGGGAAGTATGGGCCTCTCAACCAATCCGTCACACGTATTTCTGTGCGACGGATTTCAGCACGGTCATCTCCACCTCTTCCTTGGTGAGGGGTGACACCGACTTGTCATTCAGATGCTTCACTTTGTCCGACAGCTCGTCGTAGTTGGCTCCGGCATCGTACAGCATCATTGCGAAGTTCAGCAGGTTGTTGTTCCGGTTCCCGACATCCATGTTGTTGAGGAACCACCGCTCCAGGTGGTCCAGATTTCCGAGGTCTGCGATCGAGTTCACATACTCGGTATTCTTCTTGGTTTTCGGGATGAACGGTAAGACGTTCACGAGTGATGTCCCGCGGTGGACGTTGATGACCGTCTTCGCGTTGGTCATCCATTTCTTGGACCTCTGATTGGCGGCCTTGTCCGAGTCGAAGGGCAACCAGAGAAGGAAGTTATCCATGAACTCACGGTAGTCCGCTTTGTCCAGGGAGAGGTTGTAGTTGGCCGGCAGTATAAGCCTGAACCTATTTTCCTCGTCCGTGTGGCGCTTGGTCGTGGCGGTGATGAAGGTGTATTCCTTCAGCAGCTCGTGAACAGCATCCAAAGAGATGGAGTTGTCTATGTCGACCACCAGCATGTTGAAGCCCTCGATGACGTTCTCGTCCGAACGGTGCTCCTTGTCGAAGTGGTGGTTGCACCAGTGGAGGTCCGGAGCTGCCAGCAGCTTCGGGAGGTTGTCGAATGACTGGAGTTCAGGCGAGTAGCCAGAAGCGAAGTGATCTGAGAAGCTGAAGCTCAGCTTCTGGAGGTCTGTCTCCTTCAGCATGGAACCAGAGAAGAAATCAACACCGCTGATCACGCTCCTCTTGATCACCACATGATTGCCGATCCCCCACGCCATGGCCAGATCCATGATCTCCTTCCGAGGAGTGGACGACGATGGGTAGTAGGGCAGGTCGGCGACCAGATCCGCATGGGTGAGCTGGGTCTCCGTAGCGGCGAGATACTTGGCCAGCCGGACGAAGTTCCGCTCACGTTTGATGAGGGTCTGGAAGCTCTCTCCGCTCTCCTCAGCGACCTTGATCGCCTGACGGAGGTTGGCTGCCGAGATGGCAGGCTTCTTGTCGAGGAAGGCATACACGCCAGCCAGCTTGAGGGACTTGAAATACCGGTGGCTCATCTCGGCTTTGCGGATGACCTCGTGCTCGGGCATCTCAGCAGCCAGGGTCTCACAGAACAACCGGTAGGCGACCAGCTCGATGCCCACCTCTCGGGGCACCGCCAAGGTCTGCTTGTAGGACGCAGCATCAGCCAAAGTCCTGAGGTAGTTCCTCCACTTGGTGAGGGCCTTGGACCGGCTCTTCGAAACCAGGCTGTTGTAGATGTCCTCCGGCACCACGGTGGTGGATACCGCCTCTGGTTTCCCCATACCGAAGAAGCAGCGCCGAGCGTATCCCGTCTCCAGGAAAGCGTAGAACTCCTCCTCGGTCTTGGCGCCGTCGAACAGGCGAGAGGTGGTGCCGAACATCAGGACATTGGCGGGTGTGGCCCCGACGATATCGAGGCCCCGCTCGTTCTCGTTGGTGTTCTTGACGAGCTTGGTCTTCACCCGTCCAAGGTCATACAGCTCCAGGAGGATGTTGATCACATCGGTGTTGCCCATGATGTTGGAGCCGATCTCATCCATCTGGAAGTTGATCGCTCCGATCGAAGACAGCAGCAGCTTGTAGCGGAGCTGCTTCACCGCGGGTCCAGTGCCCGAATCAAAGATGAAGGGGGCATGGCCCTGCTTCTTGTAGTCAGCGAGCAGGGTCTCCCTTTCCTTGTCCTCGTCCCCACCCTTGGCGGCGGCGATGTCAACTGCCATTGCGAAGATCGAATCCTCTGCGATGGCAGGCGCCAGCACCTTGGTGAACTCGTTGCGGAAGTCCGTGATCACGTCCTCCATCAAGCTGACGGAGTGACCCTTGCCGAAGCCTGAGGTGGCCAGGGCGATCGAGTAGATGTTCACGGGGATATCTCCCCGCTCCGGACTGTCGATAGTCGCCCGCATCGAGCTGGGAATGAGCCCCAGAAAGTAGGCAACCTCAGCCTGGAAGAAGGTACGGTTGACGTTACCTGTCCGGTAACACAGCAGGTCAACCAACTCCTGCATGGCTGGGTGATGATCTATCTCGCTGATCATCTTCAGATCATATAAAGGGCTCATGATGTTTCCTCGTCATGGGTTCATTGAACGGAGCTGCCATCGTCCGCAAAATATTCCTTGCGTTGCTGGCAAACCGGAAAAGCGGGACAGTAGGTACACGCCTTCACCTGACCAGGCTCCTTGACCACCACGCCTTTGCCTTTGGTCTGACGATGAAGCTCGGCATCGGAGGCTTTCTCGAAGCGTTTGGTGCAGCGACCACCCTTCTTCGCAGTCTCCTCTTTGGCGTAGTATTTGTAGGTGTCCTCCCCACGCCACAACTGCTTGTCAGTGCAGGGATCCATGGCCGCCTGAGGCCGGCCAACGTTGGACTTGATGTCTGCGATCTTGTCGATCATCCACTGCTCGGTATCGGCGAGGCTCATCAGGGGATACTCGCGGTGGGCCACTTTCGCCTGTGGATATTTAGGATCCACTTTGGCACGATACTTGAGCCAATCGGTGAAGATGAACTCGATCCGCATCACATCGTTCTTGATGTACTCCGGCATGACCCAGCGATACAGGCTTCCCTGGAGGATGTAGTCTTCATCCTTGTTGTTGGAGGTCCAGGCGAAGGTCGAGGTGGACTTGAAATCCCGGTACGAATCTCCAATCAGGAAATCCATCTGGCCGGTGATAACCAGGCCCATGAACTGTTTGAAGCCACGCTTCTCCAACCAGATCGGGATGATATCCTCGCCGCGGATCTTGGCGTCCTTGACTTCCTTCAGGGTGGGGTTGATCCTGATCGTGTCGATAATCCGCTGGGGATAGTGGAGGGTCCGCATGGCCCACTGCCAGTTTCCATCGGTCCACGCACGCTCGATCGAATCATGGAGGCTGTGCCCCATACGCCGAGCCACCATGTCGGCTACGTCGAATTCTTCCAGAGCCTGGTCGACTTGTCGTTGCAGGATGAGCTGCTTGGTGGGCTTCATCATGGTGGTGACTGACAGCAGCTCGCCGGGAGGAGCCACATCGGCCCCAGACTTGTAGCCGTCCTGGATGAGCCAGACTGCCAGAGGCAGATCGACGCCATGGGTGTTGGTGATCTTCATTTCTTGATCTCCTCGGATTTGATGGTGCATTTGCAGTCGCACTCGATGCAGAAGTCATCATCGTAGATCGCGTCCAGCTCCCAGTCCTGGATCTCTACACACCAGGTTCCCCAGGCATCCTTGCGGACTTCGGAGGAACCACAGGTGCCGCACACCATCTTGTATTTCTTTGCTTCACCATTCACCTGCCAGAT